GACAAAAGGGATAGGCATTTAGTTATTGCAAGATCGGTAGCTATAAATTTATTAAAAGAATTAACTCCTTATTCGTTGCATAACATTGGGGAAATTTTGGCAGGCAGAGACCACACTACAATCATTCATCACATTAGTTGCAAAGCCCAAAAAAATGGATTGTGGTTTCCTTACTTTGAAATATGGAACAGCTTCTCTAAATTAAAACTAGAACTTGAAGCTGATTTTAAAGTACAGAAATGAAACCGGAAACAATTAAATTTGAAAAGATAACTAAAGATATATTAGATTCGTTTGAACTTAATTCCCATGAGAAGATTATCTACGTTATCTTAAAGTCTTATGAGCATGCTCCAAGAGGGATAAGAATATCGCTTAAATACCTACAAGAACGTACAGGGATTAAGTCTAGGGGTACAATCATCAAGTATTTGGATCGCTTGCAAAATTTGGGGTACGTTGCAAGATTTAAGACCCATTTAGAGCAGACATCAACTTACACATTGGATAAATCAAAACGCCAGGAGTCTATTAAGCGTAATAATCAGTTCCGTAAGTTTATAAAGGTAGGTATTAAAAAGAAATCTACTAAGAAGCATACATCTAAAACAGATAATATAATCAGTATTCTTTAGGGGGGGTATGTTCAAAATTTGAACAGGGGTAGTCCAAAATTTGGACTATATATAGACCTATATATATATACCTATATATAATCTTATTAGTATATTTAAGTATATAAGCTTAGTTAAGCATATAAGCTTATATAAGCTTAAGCAATCAGACTAAAGCATAGCTAGCATTCCAGAGGTTATTGTTTGTTTATTAAAGGGGGGGATAACTGCTAGACCAATTGTATTTATATCAAGATATGGTAGGTACTATTTAGCCATGACACAAGGGAATCTCTGCGCCAAAAAATGATAAACACTCCTATAACATTAGAAGAATTTGATAACTACTTAAGCACAGCTTCATTCGTAGAGAAGATAATACCTGGCGTTAAAAATAATAGAGCACCTTCTATGTTCAAGATAATAGGAACAGTCCATTATGATAGTAAGGATTGGGGATATTATGATAAGAAAAATAAGAACTTAAAAGCCACACCTAAGCAGCTCTCAATTTATGAGCTTGTGATATTTACATTGTTAAAACTTGATAAAGATAACAGAGAATTATTATCGCTGCGAAACTTTCCGGAACGCTTAAGTATTAGAGAACTTAATAGAATGTATTTAGATTTAACATGTAATCAGCTTAAATATAGATATAGACTAGCTTTATTTGACGCCTGTAATTTAGTGAACAGAGTAGGATATCAAAGTTTGGTATCGCCTGGCAACTAATATTTATTTTATAACGATTGACAAAAAGAACATTTTAGGTACAGAAATCTGATAGTATTGATATTTTTATATCCAATATAATCTTAACTTAAATTCTCACTTTCTTATCCCCTTAAAAAATAGATTAACTTAAGATTTTATGCGGAGTGTTGCTCTCCATATACAATTGTTATCCGATACTCCGCATAATGAGACTACATGAAAACGTAGTAGGCAATTAATATTAAAATATTAATACCATAGATTATTAAAGCTATTGCCGGTGAGTCGTTATCCATTTTAATATGTTATTAAATATAGTTTAAATATTTACTTACATAATAAAATAAATACATAGAAGAGTATGCGGCTGCAATTAAAGCAATTGCTAGCAAGCATTGTTTTAAATCTTCGTTCATTTATTTATTACCTTTGTTAAGTGTTGCAGGATTTAATTCAAACATAACAAAGCCATCATTAGTCGGTAGCTTTTTAAATCCTAAGTCTGTTAACTTTTTATATTTATTGTTAGTACCATTAAGCAAAGAATTAGAGACTTTGTCTGTATGGATTTTGTGTTTTTTATTCAGCATTAATTTAGCTCCTGGTTATTTTTGTTTAATTCTTCTATTGCTAACAGATATAAACCTTGAGACACAGTCCAATACTGTGAGTTGTTAATATCGTCACACAAAAAAGAATTTTTGTTAATTGTATCTTTAACTAAAGAGTATTTTTTTTGAGAAAATAATTTTCTAATATTCTTTAATACTTCATTGGCTTGTATTGTATTAGTCATAAGTTTATGTCTCCGGTTAATTATTAAGCTGCTTGTTTATTTCTATTAGTATCTAAATGATGAATACAATTTCCGTACTTATCAAATAAATATTTATTCATTTCGCAATGCTCCTGGATGTCTCTTTCATCCCACTCAGAAGCATAGTCATTTTTTACAATTGGCTTTCCTTGTTCGTCAAGATCGCCAGTTTCATATTCAAAAGGAATTTCATCAAGCCAAAGTTTAGCTTTAAACTTAGCATCTTGATCTAATTCTTTATATTCATAAGCATTTACTTGTATTGTTTTCATGTTTTTATCTCCGTAGTTATTTGTTAATGATTCGGATAATAGACATTGTAAACAAGAAGTCAATACATCTAAACTAATTATTTAATATACTTATCAACAAGAACATAATAGGAACTAATACATGGCGAATAAAACAAAATACACAGAAGTACTTTTTGACCAAATATGTCAGGAGTTGGCAGAGGGTCAATCCATAAGAGAAGTATTAAACACTAAGGAGAGACCAGAGCGCCCAACTTGGGAGTGCTTCAGACAATGGATAATTAAATATCCAGAACGCAGAGATAAATACACACAAGCCAAACAAGACGGTTGTGAGTATCTCCTGGCTAATGCTGAAGAGTACATAAACAAAAGTATTAATAAATCACAGAACGAAACAGATAAAAACTTAAGACCAGACTTAGCCCAAACACATTTAATTAAAGCATATTTAGATTTGGCAAAATGGAAGAGCGAAAGAATAGCTTCAAAAGTATATGCTAAAAAGGATAATTTAAGTCTTTCAGGTAATAATAAAGACCCAATAATCATTAAATGGCAGGATTAGTTTAGTATCGTTTTGATATTAGAACTGTTGATTTTATTAGATTGTTTGTAGGATGATTGCAAAGTTCACACATAACATTGCACATACAACTTATAAGATAACAATAACATTACTATTGATAATCATAAGTTATCACTAGCAACTTGCAGTAGAATTACTGCGCTGTTTACACAAAGTTCTGATAACGCATAATTATCGGAAATGCAGTACAGGTTGTATTGCGCCAGGCAAGCAGGCGTTTCATACGTTTTACAAGGCAAATAGGGGGGGTTTTGTTTAGACCCTACCCCAAAGCAAAAACTGGCGTCAGCGATATTGCGTTGGAAGGTACACACATACAAACTACAAAAACCCAAATGAAAAACCCTAAATACAAAGCTCTAGTACTAGTTGATGATATGACTAATTCAGTCATAGTTATGTTTAATGGATTTGAAGATTACGAAGATGCTTGGACTTTTAGCCAACACATTACAGAAGAATTAGAACTAGATAAGATACCAGTTGCTAAACCCATGACTGTCCATTAAGGATAGGGGGGTTTTATAAAAACATGCCAGTATTTGAGATTCCATACAAGCCAAGAGAATTGCAAAAATTATTGCATGATAAAATCTCTAAGCACCGATTCTCCGTATTGGTCTTGCACCGAAGAGCTGGTAAAACTGTGATGTGTATTAATCACATGATTAGAGATGCCATGTACACCAAGAAGCCAAATTCTAGGTACGCATTTATCTCTCCAACTTTTAAACAAGGTAAAGCAACAGCTTGGGATTACATCAAAACCTTTGGTGGTAAAATTCCAGGAGTTAAGTTTAACGAATCAGAATTAAGAGCTGACTTTCCAAATGGCGCAAGGATTACAATTCTTGGCGCTGAGAATGACCAAGCTCTAAGAGGTATATTTTTAGACGGTTGTATTTTAGATGAAACACAAAGTATTGCCCCAAACCTATTTCCTGAAATCATAAGACCATCTTTGGCAGATAGGAAAGGATGGTGCGTTTTTATTGGAACGCCAAAAGGTAAAAATTATTTTTTTGAATTATACCAATACGCCCAAAAGACAGAAGGTTGGTATTCATCATTACACAAAGCATCTG